ACTGTTTTTATTTTTCTTTTTGCTCTAAGTCCAAGTGCCATTAGTTACTCATCCCTATAAAAATTGAAATTATACCAACAAGCTGTAATACAGCGCCTAATATGATAGCCCATATACGAGCATCAATCTTATCTATCTGCTTTTGTAAGTGATTAAGATGGTTGCTTTCAAGACGGTCCATACTGTCCTCTAATATAGCCATGCGTTTATCTAAATCGTGCAAAAAATCTTTTTCCCTTTTAGTAGCCATTAACACTTCCACCTTCTTCTAGCTTGTCTTAGTCTACTGTTTGGATTAGCAGCGGCTTTTGGAAACTTTTTCATTTGACCCGCACTCCTAGCACAAAAAGACTTTCTTCTCTTAGCGTCCTTACTGCCTTTCTTAACTTTACCAGTTACAGCAGTTTTTAGTTTACTGCCCGGATTATCGCGTCTGTACTTTGCAACACCGGCAGCTGTCATTCCCGCCCCTTTTTTTGTGGGGCGGAAATATTTTTTTGTTTTAGGCGGCTGTTTGTCTTTTTTTCTAGCCATGAAAAAAGGTCATCATGTCGATAGTTGCAATCGTGTATTTCACAGACATACCGCTATCAAACAAAACCCCTTCTTCTGGTATTGTCCTATCAACAGTTGTGTTATCTGTTCCAATAGTCCTAGATTTAAACAAAGTCGTACCGCTTTCCGGTGTTCCATTAATAAATTCAATAACACCGGCAGTGCCACCAGATACAATAGAAAAGCCCTTTAACCTAACTCTCATACTACTGTTTATAGCTTGAGCGCATAAATCACCGGACCCTACTTTGATGTTAGCTGCAAACTGCGCCGAACTGGTAACAGAAGTAACCGTTAAAAATAATTTTGTGCCAGCTACAGTTTCTGCCGATCCTGTAGATGTAATTACTTCTGTTTGAGCCTCTCCAAAAACATCGGTGCCAACAATAGTATTTGTCTTACCACTGTCACCAGTGCCTGTGGTTGTGACGGTTACGTTCCTTGCTCCACCCCCTGCAAAAGTAGTATTAGCCATAGTTGCAGAAGTGTTAGGTCGGGCAGCTGTGACTAATCTGTCGTCATCTGAAGCGTTTTCATCACTGATGAAAACTGCTTTAATGTCTGAACCTGCCATTTGTATCTCCTAACTAAGCTTCGTAGCCCATTAATTCAATGAACAATTTACCTGCTGTGTAATCGGCATCTGTTGTATCGCCGAGGGTTAAATATAAAAACTCGTCAGCAGCTGGCACAGCAGTAAAGTAAACTTTACTTCCAAGTGTTGCATCACCAGCATTAACTAATAATGTTTCAGTTAAATCACCAATAGCACCGTCTTCTACACCAGTTCCCTCTGTTGCAGAGTGTACGTTTATGTCTGGATCACCACCTGCTGGTGCTTCAAAACATTCCATACTACCAGTTAAGATTGTACCGTTTCTAGCGGCTGTAATCTGTCCTATGTGACAAACATTAGATGTACCGTTAACACCGATAATGTCGCCAGATGCAGTTGATCTTAAACCGGTCAGGTCTATCAATATTCTTGTTGTTATTATACCACCAACTCTTTGTACAGAACTTCTGTAAATGGTTCCTGTTCCACCAGTAATACCGGTGCCAGCTTCTACGGGCATGGTGTTAGCATCAAAAGATGTAATACCACTTGAGTTGATACTAGATAATGTTGTGATTGCGCCCGTAGAGGTATTTTTACTTATAGAAGTAAAACCACCTTCAGATCTCACCGGGCCTGAAAAGGTTGAATTAGCCATGTATATCTCCTTGTCTTGGCAAATGTCAGAGTTAATTCTCTGTCAAGGTTATTTCAGTATACATAAAAAAAACGAGGACAGCAAGCACTGTCCTCGTTTTATGCGAAATGCAAAATTATTTATGCACCCGGAGTTGCAAATACACATCTCCAGTCTGAGACACCAAAACTGTATCTTTCTCTAGCCTTGAATCTCATGTTGCCTGTGTCAAAATCGCCTTCCATAGCGGTTTTGATAGGTGAACGGTTGAAGTATTTGAAACCGTTTGGAGCATCTGTCTTAATGAAGAACGCATCTGTGTCAGTTAAGAAATGGTTAACAACTGCACCTTCCGGTAACATACCCATGTTCTTAATTGCGTTTGCATCATTATCAGAAGTTCCAACTCTTAAATTACTGTTCAATACTCTTTCAGCAGTAAACTGTAACTCTTTTGGTATTATTAACTTCATTCCTCTAACTGCGATCTTCAAGCCTCTTTCATCCTTGAACCCTGCAATATCAATCAATGCCTGCTCTAATGATGTCTCATTTAGGTCAGAAGCCACTGATAAGATATTGCTCTGGTTACCATTGATAGTTGGGTGTGAAGAAGATGCTAATGCAGCACCATCGCCGATTGCACTTGATGTACTGAAAGCATTGTTCAGTATGGCAGCAGCTTTAATCTGCTTAGTTTGTGCCATAGATCTTGCTAATGCTTTTGTATATCTACTTGCAAGTCTGTCATAAAGATTATCCTCAATAGCTTCTTCTGTGATTGAGAAAGCTAAGGCGATAGTCTCATGTGTGTATCTTGCAGTAAATGTCTCTTGTGCATCGTCAAAGCTTACAGCTCCACCTTCTGATTTAGTCGGTGCAGTTGAAAAGCCTGCTAACATTACTTCTTCTTCAAACGCTCTATCTGATGATTCTTCGTCAAAGATCTCAGCATGCTCGTTTTCATACCTGTCATATTCCAGTCCAAATAAGGCGTTTAGACCGGGCTCTAGCTCTTTAGCTAATTGTGCTCTTGATATAGCCATAATCTAATCTCCTTATAAACCAGTTGTTGCATAGGTACCGACTGCAATAGTGCTACCTGTGTTAAAGTGGCCATTTAGACGAACAATATATTGATGACCCAACGCTGAGTAATCTGTATTTCCTTCGTCTTCATACAACCCTACAATTCTAACATCCAAAGTGTTTGTTGTATTAGCTGTTGAAATGTCAAGCATATCAGTAGACTGACCTGTATTGGTGCTACCGTTATTAACGCTTGCCATGTCACAGTTTGTAAAAACATCCGCTAAGGCTGTCGCTCTATCTGTGTTAGTTCCGTCTGCAACTACAACATAAAGTTGCATTGGGTTGTCAAATACAAACGCCTTAATAGGAAAATTTGTATCAACACTGACATTATTTGATCCCGGCCAAAAGTTTTTAAATGTTGTCTTTTTGGTACTTGAGTCCACATATTCAACACCGTAAAAAACTCCTAACGGGGCGACCGCTTGGTCTGTGATGTCGATGACGCCTGCGGCAGTAGGAATAACAATGCCACCTTGATAAATAGCATTTGTGTTGTTGGACGCAATTTCGTACTGTGTAGTACCAGTAGTGTTAGCACCCGCACCTACTAATCCAATAGGACGTAAGCCAAAGCCACCTGCTAAATTATTAGCCATTTTTAGTCTCCATTAAGATTAAAAGTTAAGATTTTTTTCCTCCGAATGATACGCGAGACTGACGATCTGGTCTACTAATTGTCATAGTAGAGTGAGCATTTTCTCTCATCATATCCTGATCCACTGCTTCCATTTGATCTGCACTTCTAGCAGCGAAGTATGCAGTTCTTTCGGCTACTGTTTCTTCAGGTATACGAGCGAGAACTAATCCACCGACTCCAAAAACTCCTTCATATTTACCTTGATCAACTACGGGTGCTTCAAAATCTGGATATTCATCTTTTCTTACGAGTTCCCAACCTTCTCGTAATTTAGCTGAAACATTTTTGGTATCATTGAAACCTCTTGTCTCTGCTCGTATCCAGCGATGCTTGTAGCCGTCAGGGGCTGGTGGTGCGTCTAACATAGACGGTGGAGCCCACGGTTTTCTTGCAGCTGTCTTTTCTCTTGTGTTTGATGCTCTAGGAGACCTCGAAACAGACTTATCAAACATTTCTTTTTGGTTTTCCATATCAATTACTCCTTCACATATTTTGCGTACTCTGCGAGAGGAACGCCAAGTTTTTTCGCAAGTGCAACCTGCCTGTTGGTAAGTTTTACCTGCCTCTTCCCACTACTGCGTCCAGTTGTTCTTGACGCAGAGGCAACATTCTGGACGACTTTTTTGCTCTGTGCGCCATTAGTAAACTTATGAGGAAACTCATCACTCATACGTTTATCTAATTCAGTATAGTATTCATCAGTCTTAGGGTCAATACCTTCTTGTTCAACAAGATCTTTATGTATCCCAAAAGCTGCATAAGTCATGGCACTATCGCTACCAAACCATTCATTCTTTTGTGCCCATGCCTGTGCTTTTGCATCAGGCTCCGGTGGAGGTTGTACTGCTTGACGGGCAGGTTGAGTAGGTTGGGCATAGTTTTGTGCCTCTGCGGCCTTATTTCGTTGTGCGTTAGCTGCCTTAGCTTGTGCAGCTCTTTCAGCCTCTACCGCCAGCCTTGTCATCTCTTTTTGTGCAGCTACCGCAGCCTCAGTATCTCCTACTTCCATAGCAGCTCTAAGGTTTTGTTCTGTCTGCGCCATTTGTGAATCTACGCGACCTGAATACTGGTCAACGTATTGTGTATCCATTTGATTAAGTCTTTGAGCTAATTGTTGATTTTCTTGCTCTTTTTGTTTTGCGAAACGGAGCGCTTCGTCCGCGTTTTTCTCGGCTTCACGCATTTTTTTGGTAAGCCGGTTGATTCTTTTTTGAGTTTGGTTTTCTGCTTTTTTAAACTCATCTTCAGTTTGTTGATCCTCTGTAACAGGCTCAACTTGAACATTTTCAGTCTCAGCTTTATCTTCGACAGTAACTTCAACATCTTGTCCCTCGTCTTCTAGTTGTAGATCTAATTCTTCTTGTTTTTCTTTTGTCTCTGCCATTTTTATCCTCTAGTAGTGTAAAATGTCTTCAGGGTCCATAATTTTGGCTAAAATCTCATCATCATTTAAAATTCTTACTTCTCCGCCGTCAATCTTAAACCGTGAACCAGAGTATCTGGCAAACATAACCCAGTCTTTTTCACCGCACCAAGGTCCTGACGGAAATTTTGTTTCATCTTTGTAAGCTAGAGGACCAGCTTTTAATACATAACCAACTTGTGTAGACACTTGTCCCTCTTCTACTAATTGGTCTGGTAGTAATATACCGCCCTCTGTTTTACCTTTACCCCTGTACGGCAGTATAAGTAACCTCCAGCCTGTAGGAGAAGGCATACGCTCTAGTAATGTACTGCTAATCAAAGAGGGGTCTAGGACGCGATCTTTGGGTTCTACATAGGTTTCTTCTAAACCGTTCTCACTCATCGTCTACCTCTTGTCTGTTTAATAAATCTTTTATTTCGTTCTCAACGTACTCTAATGCTTCCATCTCGCCCATCATCTGTTTGTAATGCTCCATACTCTTGATAGAGTTATGTTTCAAAACATTTTCAACGATGTTTCTTCTTTCATTTATAACGCGAAATACAGCTTCTGCAAGATAAATCTCACTTTTTGCCATAAAAACCTCATATTTTCTTATTCTGTCTTATAATGTCTTATATCTTCTGGTCTACTTTCGCACATTGGACATTTATATTCAAGAAATTTCATGATACCTGCAAAAGGAATTGGTTCTTCCTCTTCTACAGCAACAAAAGCTGTTTTATGAATGTAACAAATTTCTATTTTAGACTTTTCTTGTGGTTCGTTTTGCTTGTCTAAAGTTCTTTGCTGTGGGTGCACCTTTGGCTCCTTTTTTTCTCATTTTCTCGCCGCTGCCGGCTGCTATTCTTTTTCTTTTTTTATGTATGTTTGCATATAAACTCATTTGGTTAGTCCTTTTTGTTTTTCATATGTCCTGAGTCCTCCGATGCCTAGCATGCCGCCGAGAACAGTTAAAAGTGTACCCATATCAAATTCAGGCAGCTCTGGTAGTTCTGCACCAGCAAAACTTGCACCGAATATAATTAGATCCTTCACGATAAAGTGATAGGCAAAAGCAATCGCGCAGACCCACCCAACTGCTGGGCGCCAGCCGCCCTTAAATATAGAGCCACTTGCAGCTTCTGCTTTGTTAATTTCTAGCTGAGCAAGCAGAGCCTCCTGCGCATGTTTTTCAGACATTGTCGCTATCTCGTGGGCGAGTTTCGCCTTTTGATCTGCATCAGGTATAAATTTATCTAGTAGTCCGGTTACTGGACCTATCAGTGCTTGTAACATTATTTACCTCCTCTGTTCATAAAAGCCGAAGCTCCCATGTAAGCAGCAACAATCCCGCCGCCAGTGATATAAAAAAGATTACTAATATCGGAAAGTGCTTTGACTCTTTCGAGATCGACAAAGAACATTGCACCAGTAAATAAAGCCATAGCAACCAAACTAGCAGTAGCCATACGTCTCTGTGCCCTTTGTTTTCGTAAATCATGCTCTAGTTTCTTTATCTCCGCTACATGACTTAATTCTTCATCAGAGACAATACCATCGCCATCTTCGTCGTATTCTGCATATATGGATTGTTTTTGTAGTTTTTTTTGCATTAATACACCCTTACCTTATCAGGATTAACCTGTGGGACTAGCTTACAAATACACTCGTAAAGCTGTTTTTGACCGGTTTCTGTTTTATACTGCTGTTCATCTAAAAATTTAGTGTAATAAAGACAATCGTTAACAGATTTAAAATATATCGCACCCTGCGCTATACCATTCATGTAACAAGCAAGCATAAATGCTGTCACTACAATAAATCTCTATAATAGTTAGGATCGCCGCGAACCATCTCTACTTCCCCGCCGCTAGCCATACCTTTTACATCTGTTGTTTTCATAGGTTTGACGAGATCGCCTCTGCCCTGCTGCATTAGAAATTGTTCAAAACTCATAATATCTGAAGCTGGACCCTCAAAAAATTCTTCTCTAAGATCCTTTTCAGTTCTTGTATCACCTTTTTTAGCCATCATTGACCTCCTTTTTGTTGTTTCATTACTTCACGCCTCTCAGCTGCGTTGATCCTTGCAGCAGTCTGCCTCTCCTGACTTGCAAGCCTCTTATCAAACTGTGCGTCTCTTTGTTGTACCTTCTGTTGCTCCAGACCCAGTTTAGCTGCATCAATCTGTGCATCGTTCTGCTCGCCCTGTGCTCTGACCTGTAGCTCCTTCTCTTTGAGCTGTACCAACGGATCTGGTCCGGGAGCCGTGAGCTGAGAACTTAGTTGTTTAAGTTGCGACATGCCTTCGGCTATGAGTTGTGCGATCCTAGCTTCTAACTCTAAACTCTGCATTTCCTGCATAGGCTGACCGCCCGTAGCCTGCATCATCTCCTGCATAGCACGCTCCTTGGCGCCAATCCTTACATGCTCCATTATATGCTTCTGTAGTGCCACAGCTATCTGCGGAGTTCCAGCAACAAGAGGCGTTGATCCAAAAACCATGTGGGACATAATGTGCGCTTCATGTTCCTGACCTTCAAAAGCTATCAAGCTAATCTGGTCTAGAGCGTCTATGTTCTCCTGAGCCGGATCTTTCGGGGTAGGCTCAGGCTCAGGAGTTCTTTTTAATATTCTGTCAATATCTCTTACACCTAAAGCCTCATACATATCTCTGTAAACTTCGTACATGTTGTGCATGTCAGGTGCCGCTGTCGCAAGCTGCATCTTGGTCTGAGCCAAAGATATTCTCTGCGCCTGACTAAATATGTTAGGATTAGACACAGGAACCACATCAACCAGCTCGTTAAAGTCCTGTCTCTTGATTGTGCCATCTACACCCGTAATACTATATGGATATTCGTCAGGTAAAAAGTCAGCCATTACCTTAGATAGCAACTTGAACTCCAACTTCATCGCATAATGCAGTCTTTTATGTACAGCTGACATGACCCGTGAGCCCTGTTCCAACATAGCAATAGTTGTACCTACCGCTGCCTGCTGATTACCATCGCCTACTTTCATATCAGTAATAGTTGCGAATCGCCGTCCTGCATCAACTACAAAGCCTAACAACGCCATCAAAGTCTGGTCTGGACCCTTAAATGGTAATGACATCAAGCTTGATCTTATGTCCCCGCCCGGTGCATCAACGTCTCTGAACTCACCCGGCTGTAGTGGCTCGTCGTCATCCCTGATCCGTAGTCCGCGGGCCTTGAAACCAGCTGGCAGATTAGATAGCGTACCTGCATCAATCAGTTGTCTTAGTGCAGCAGTCGCGGTTCTTGATAAACCACCGATAGTATGTATTAATCCTAATCCGTAGAAACCAAAACCCGGTAAGAACTTATAATGAACAAAATACTGTATTTTTTTCTTATCTTGGTCAGCCTCGTCATAGTTCCTGCGAATCGACAGTATTTGGCCATTATCCTGTGATATTGTGACAATATACGGTACCTTAATCCCTGTCGGCTCACCGTCCTCGTCTGTCTCTTCAAAACCTTCTAGATCAAGATCTACATGGCACTCCAGTAAAGTACAGTCATAATCTATATTTGATGGATACATACCATCAATACGCTCCAGCTCTTCCTGCACAGAATTATTATCACTCTGCGCTGGTATCACTGGTATGTCCCTGTAAAAGCCCGATAATTGTCTTTTACGCAAATCATTCAAGCTCATTTTAACTACATGAGTTATGTTAGGGCATGTTTCTAAATCAGATGTGCTGTACGGCACTATCAAGTTCTCTGCTGGTACAAACTTACTTACAGCTCGCCCTAAGTTCTCATCATAGTAAACTTTTTTGAATGTTGACCCTGCAAGCGGCAAATAAAATAACATCTGGTCAAATTCTGGTGTGTATTCCTCCATAACAGAAGAAATGTAGAAGTTCATAAACTCTTTTACACGCTGCGCCTGATCTTCTTTTTCAGGTGTGCTAGAGCCTAAGACCTGTGTCCTGACCGGACCACCCGGTGGCAGCAGCTCGTTGAAGGCTTGTGCTTGAAACTGCGTGGCTGATTCAGCGAGTAAAGGGTGCGTAACACCGCTTGCTCCTCTGAAGGGCTGTGCTCGCTCTTCGTAATTAAATCCCAACAACTCCAAACCGTTAGCGAAAGCATCTTCCCACTCCTGTCTACTTGATTTGTTTTCTTCAAACTCGCCTGTTAATTCACCAGAGATCCTACCAAGTTCTGTGTCTGAAAGCTGTTCTGCTAAGTTCTCACCAAACTCACCCTCTGGTTCACCTATATTTGGATCAAAGTCCACAACTACGCCGCCATCATCTTCAAGAGTAATATCTACTTCTGGAGAAGTTAGTTCATCGCCCAAAGTATCAGGCAGCTCTATGTCTATTTCTGCCCGTAACTCAGCTTCGTCAAGCTGTGAAGGCATTTTATCCATTATGCTTGCTATTGGTTCTCTTGCCATTTAGATCTCCTTTTGAAAATCATATCCTATTTCTGTACATATTAACAGCTTTATCCTTTAAGCCTATTACGCCGCCTTCGGCTTTTCTTGTGCCAAAGTTTTCACCATACTTTTTTTTCATTCTGTTTCTAAAGTCTTTTTCAAATTTAACATACTCGTCAACTTGATCGGTTCTGTAACTATCAATCTGTTCTGGAAAGTAAATCGGATATGTCAAAATATACGGACTAACCACAGCCCCCTCTATTTCTTTTTTAAATCTTTTTGTACCTGCTTCCTCTGCCATCATTGTGTTAGCAAAATTATAGATACCTATTGCATCATTTAACCTCATCTTTCTTAAAAATTTATGATCGTAAGTAATATAAGCTCCTCCTGAATAACCTACCATATCAATATCAAATATACTTTTCAAAACGTCCCGAAAATATTTTTTACGATCATCTGTGAAATAGTTGTTAAATACCCTGTTAGTCTCACTCAATAGTTCTCTTTTTTGTAAATCTTTTATGTCTTTTTTTCTTTCACCTATTTGAAAAAATATTTTATCAATTTCGTCTTTGGTTGTAGCTTTCTTTAATTGTTTATTTAAATCACCTAATATCTTGTTACCAAATCTTGAACTTTTTTCCAAAAGATCTTCCATGTAAGCTGTGTTAACTAAAGATTGTAAATATCTGTGTTCTGCTTTTATTTCTTCTGATTCATTAGCTATCACTGGTGCTTTTGCCTCAAGCTGATTTTTAAAAAAAGATAAATCAATGTCTCTATCTTTTTTTAATAATTCTGCGCCTTTGTGCATTAATTCATGGACTAACGTAGCTTCACTTTGGTCGGGCAATATGTTTTCACCTCGTGGTAAAGCGTTTAAAAATATTAAATTACTATTAGGATTATACGAACCCATAACACCGGGACCCATAACATCTCTAGCTCTAGGGTCACCGCTCTTCATGTATTTAACATAATCTGATAAACTTCTATTATCCATCAAACCCGCCTGTAAAACAGGATTAAATTTCATTTTATTTAAAAGATCCATACCTAATTCCATGTCTCCAAACTCCACGCCTGATCTATAAGTGGCCGCACCTTTTGGCTTTCTTACATAAACATCGTCAGGTAAAACATAATATTCATCGATGACATCTTTTACGGTAGGATCAAAAGGATTTCCATATTGGTACTCACCTTTACGCTTCATCTTCCTGTCAACGTAACCGGGACCTTGAAAAGATCTATCCATCATCAGTCCTGCTTGAAACCTATCAATACCCTCTTGAACGATCTCGTCTTGTTTGGCTCTCTCAGCAACGGCTCGTTGCTCTTCAAATATATTTCTCTCTACTGTAGGCTCATCTCTAAAAAAACTACCTATGTAATCTTTTACTGACTGCACTATGCCGCCATTCTCAAAATATTGTACAAAAGGCTCTATGCCCCGTGGGCCGCGGTTTATGTTTACCGCTCTGTCTTTCATGCTAACGACGCCGCCTTCTTCTTTCATAATGTCTGGATCATCAGCAGCTGCCGGATCCTTCTTGGCAAACGGGCTTTGCAAAACCTTAGTGCTGCCTTTGGGTCTGTCTACAAGCATTTCAAACGATAGCGCCCCTACATCTTCAAATTTATTAACGTAGGGCACATGAGTAAAACCCTCTTCAGCTAAATTTTGTGATATTTTATTTATTAATTCTCTTATATCGTCAGTATCATTTATTTCAGGAAAAAAATCTTTTCTTACGTCATCTGGGCTCATTTCTAAGGTCTGTAATAATAAATCATCCCGTGTAAATGTGTCTTTGTAACCTTTAGCTTTAAAGATCTTGTCTATTTCCTCGGCTTTGAAATCAATTAGCTCCTCTTCAGTAAAAGGTTTATTAGTTTTAGGATTTAAAAAAGGTTTACTTAAATCAGCTTGTAATGGCACGGAACCACCAAAAACTTGTTTATCACTCTCCACAAACGGAGAGTCTTTTAAAACTATTTCACCGTCTTGTGAGCGCACCCCACCTACTTGACTGATAAACCTATCTTCTGCTGCTTTTGGAGTAGACCCCACATGAGGACCAAAATCATAGAAAGCAAGTTGGGATTTATCAAATTTAGTGAAACCGGGTTTAGTAGTATAGTGAAATACAGGAGTGTCTATCTTGCTAAATACTTTAGCTGCTGCACGAGCAGGCTTACCTGCTAGAGGTATCATCCCCATGGTGCCAAGAGCAGCTATACCGACACCCTTTGCTTTTTCTGAAAGACCCTCTTCACCCATCTTTTCAATACCGGCTGATATTATACTCGGTGCTTCATAAGCTCCAATCACATCACCAGTGCCGGGCATCAATGACAAAAAGTCATATACGTCCTGAAGATTAGTGCCCTCTTTGTCTTGAGCCTCTAATTTTGATAGTACGTTTCTGTAATTTTGCTGAGGATCAGCCATTTACACCTCAATAATAAGCCCTTACCTGTGCTGACCCATCGCTCTCGTCCCAATCGTCGCTCGGCAGCTGTACAAAATTACCCTGACGGTACCGCATGAGAGCCTGTGTCATGCTATCAACAAGGTCATCATACTCTCCATTTGGAAAAGCTGCAACCTCTTCTATCATTTCATCAGCGAAAGCCTCATCGGGAGCCCAAACCATGCCCGCTTCAAACAAAGGAGACACGGCATGCACTCTTGATACCTTATCGTTACCTTTACTCGGTGTGAAGTTGACCACCGGTATGCCCATGTTTCGTAATTCGTGGGTCAAAGGCATACCAGAAGCCTTCGCCTCTATGATAACTGTCTCTGGGTCCCAATAATTATACTGATCCAGCGCCAACTCCTTTAGCTCTGGGAAGTCCCAGCGTCCTTTTTTACTATCCAGAAGTATCAAAGCCGGGGCTCCGCCGTCTTCTTCTGGATAAAACACGCCCCATGTCGTTATCGCACTGTAATCCGCCGTTTCTCGTTTCGAGAACGCCGTATCGTAGCTCTGAATGACGTATTGTAGGTTAGGAACTGCTGTTTTTTCCCATTTTTGCCACCACTCACGCTTAATTATCGCGTTTTCTTCACCCGTGGGCCGTTGTTGGTACTGCGCGTTCCATTTACTAGGTGGTATCGACGCTTTTACCGCCGTTAAATCGTCCAAGCTCCAATATTCTGGCCAACACGGCTGTCCACTATCAAAAATAGCAGGAAGTTCTACTATCTCCCACTGGTCTGCAAGCTTATCTTTAGCCATAGAACGCATCAACTGCCCTGTTAAATCCTTTTCGGACCACCTAGTCTGCACCAAAACGATACTGCCGCCCGGCTGGAGCCTTTGTCGGGGGCCCCCAGTGTACCAGTCCCACGCATCTTCAAAACCATTGTTACTCATCGCGGTCTGTTCTGAGTGCGGATCGTCGATTATAACAAGATCACCACCTCGACCAGCTAAGTTTGATCCAACACCAACAGCATAATACATGCCGCCCCTGTTCGTGTCCCATCTTCCTGACGCTTTACTGTCTGCTGCTAACTTTACATCGGGGAAAACTTCACGGAACTCTTCCGTGTCCAAAAGGTTTTTGACCTTACGACCAAAATTTACTGCTAGTTCTGTCGTGTGTGTCGCCTGAATGATCTTCATGTTTGGATTTTTGCCCATCATCCACGCCGGGAACAAAAAGGATGCGAACTCTGATTTAGTATGACGAGGTGCCATGTTGATGATTAGACGTTTCAGTTCTCCACTCGCCACCCTTTCTAACTTCTCGGCTATGATCTCATGATGCCTGCCCTGTATGAAGCTCGGCCAGATGGTTTTGACAAATGATAAAAACTGTTTTTGACAAGTTTCATTCTTCTCTAATTGCGCTAAACGTAGTTCGAGTTTTAAGCGTCTCTCATCGTGTGATGTAACTTCCATATAGGGGCCCCTAACGTATCTTAATTTATGCGATTTATGGCTTATTATACTATAGTTAATCGCTATTTCAAATTTTATATAATTGTTCGTGAAAAACTTGGCACTAGCTACCGCAGGCAAACGCCCGTGCGCCGTGCATCTGGACGCCTGAATCTTAAAGTAAAATTAAAGAATTAGCCTCTATTTTCCAAGGATCCTAGAGCGCTACAGCTGTCATGACGGCGCTAGTTTTTTGAACTGGTTGCCGTGGATCTCGGCGCTTGTTCCGTGGATCACGGCGCACGAATCCCGGACGATTGCCCGGACGATTGCCCAATAAAAGCAGCAACTAATTCTTTAAATGACATTAAGAGCTGCTTAAATTGCGAATCACGGTTTAGGTAATATTATTAATGTTCCATAGGTTTTAGCTCTGGACGATTGGCGCACGGCGCCTTAATTAACTATTTAATACTAATTATCATTTGAACTGGCTACAGCTGTTTCTAGAGCGTTAAAAAAAAGTAAGAATAAAAAAAACGCCGTTAAAATAACGGCGCTTAATTTGTTTTATTTGGTGGTTAATTATGTAAAAGCAATTAATGAATATAAACAAAATACACAAAAAGAAATAAAACAAAGTATTTGAAAAAATAAATAAAACATTAATTTAAGACTCCGTTTTCAATCGGCGTATTTAAATATTTTGAATTAGTTGGATAAGCTCCATCATAAAACTTTAGTTCTGATTCGCCTTTATGAAGTACAGCTCTTTTTATTAATTGCCCGTCAATATAAAATCTAAATTCTTTGTCACCGTTTTCTAATTGTCGGTGAGTCGTGCAATGTTTCAAAAATAAATAACTATTTTTTGAACTGGTGCCGACTCTAATTTCTACTTCTCCAGTTT